AAGAAATCTCGTTGACCCTTAGATGGAGTATCAGATTCATAATATAAATCAATCAATGTTCGTAATTCTTCATTGAGATCTGATTCATATGCATTTCGGTTATCTTTATGATTGCCTGTAACTCGAGTTAATATGGCTCCATCTAATGATCGACACTCGCCTTGAGCATCTGGTAAATATGCGTATGGTTGAAATGGAAATTTTTGATGACCTAATTCGTCATCCCATACGTGCATTATGTTATTTTTCTTATCGTAACCGATTGATTGATACATATATTATTTTTCGTAAATGTCTTGTAATTCTCTTTTAATTCCGTTGTCGTCTAAACCATATCCTATAACCCATTCTTCTCCAATTGAAAAGCCACAATAATCAGTCATATCTACGCCGCCTGCTCTACGAAGCAATGTTATAACTTTAACTTCAGTAGCCAGTCTGCTATTCACTCGAAATAATGCTTCTAAAATAGTAGCACCAGAATCGCAAATATCATCAATAATATAAACTCGTTTACCTTTAAGTTCCAATTCTAAATCTTTAAGACAAACAACGCCACCTGAATTATCTTGGCCTTCATATGACTTTAACCGCAAGAAATCAATCTCACAATCAATTGGCAACGCGCGGGTAAGATCTGAAAAGAAATGAATAGCGCCATTTAGCAAACAAATCATTACCGGTGGCATTGTATTGCCAGATTCTTTATGATCTTTTGCAATTTGTTTTGCAAGTTCTTTTACTCGCTCTTGTATTTCATTGTGGCTGATAAGTAATTCCATATGCCATATAAATTTATTGAAATGATGATAGCACTCAACGCTAAATGACTGTAATTGTCAATAAAACAATCATATGTAATCCAACCAATGTCGCCAATTATCCACGCAACCATTGCTGGAATACGAATACATTTAGCATTGAGAACGTACCCAACTAATACTAATAATGTGCTAATCCAACCTAATGCTTCTACCATTATTTTGAATTTACTAATCCAATTTCAGATTCTCGAATCAACATGTAATCTACGTCATCCAAGATGATACTTTTATTTTCACCTAAATTAGATTTATATACATAAACCTCATCATCAACTTTTACAGTCATAGAAATGCGATCACCAGTTTGTGTAAATAAACCAGCACCTGTTGCTACAACTACCCCTTTTGTGAAATTCATATCTCGATCTACTAAGATAATTCCACCTTTTGTTTTTTCTGCTACTTTTTCTACTTTGATCAATACTTGATCACCAATTGGTTTCCAATTCATAACTTATTCCTTATCTATTAAATGATTCTATAATTCGTTGTTCTGTAATAGTATTTCCTACTAATCTAGCAATTTCATTGCCATTATTCGTAACGATTATCGTAGGAACATTTCGTACAGAATATTTGCTGCAAGCTTCTGCATTGGTATCTACATCTAAAATAGTTATAGGAAATTTACTTTGCATTGCTTGAATTTTCGGCTTTAGTAGTTTACATGGGCCGCACCATGATGCCGTAAAATATAAAATCTGTTTCATTTTATTATATTATATGTTATTTTAACATCATTTCCAAATGTCGTTGTTACTATCCAATTCATTTTCGGTCTCTTTGTGAAATCCAAAACTTTAATTCTGATGTCGTTGGTACTTTTGTTAAATCGAAATGTCGAACATATTCATCTGCTAAAAAAGCTGGCAGTTGAACTGCTTCATACGTTAAATGATTCCATGTTACCATATTTAAATGGTTCTTTTTACGTTTTGGACGTTTAAGTGGTGTTTGTCGTTTCATTATACTCCTCGTTTAGTGTCAAATGCAATGATATGGTCTCTTCCGGTCATGTTATAACCCTTTTCAGCACACATATCAAATACAATTGGATACATTTTAATTAATTCATCTCTAGTGTCGCCAGCTGGCATAATAAATGTTTTAGATTTTGGAATATTGAGTAACACTCTAAATTCTTCAATCTCTTCTAAATTATATGCTGTACCATCCCATACTGGTTTATAATGATAATCTGTATGGTATTTAAGTGTTTGTTTGATTATATCTAACTTGAGACGAAATTTATTGTGTTGATCAATCATTTTTTGGTCTACAATATTTCCAAGAGGTGTAGTAACACCAAGTACGGGAACACTATTGCCAAACTTAGGACTAAGACTAATAAGCCCAATTGGATAATCAGTTTCAATAAAATGAGAGCCTTCAGTCTCAATAGTGATAAGAATACCTCTTTCATGAGCAAAATGTGTTAACTCATTAACTAATGCAGGATGCATTGTCGGAGAACCTCCCGTCAACATCATTTCTTTGATATGAGGATTCTCATCATAAATATTGATAATGTCTTGGAATGTAAAGGTGCCCTTTTCTGGATGTATACTCGTATACCATGAGTCACACCAACCACCTTCGCCAAAATAGCATCGGTGAGTGCAACCTGTAGTTCTAACTGCAATAGTAGGTCGACCAAATCGACTGCCTTCCGACTGCACACAACGGTACAATTCTACTATTGGTAATGTTTTTGTGTAATCTGTGATTCTTCCTGGCTTCATAACTGGCTTAAAAAGGTAATTCATCATCATCGGTATCGACATGGACGGGTTGATTATCTAGTTTATAAATTAATTGGTTGAATTTATTTTCTAACTCTACAAGCTTTTGATATATTTGATCAATCATATATGCTTGTGGTGCTGGGTCGTTACCGAAATGTTTATCTAAGAATGATTTAGGGTACGTTGCAACTTGTTTGTAATTTTCTCGTTGCGACGATTCTGGTAAGTCACGCCAAACTACTTTGATGTTATCCCGTTGCGCAGCTTCATTTACTTCTTTACCTATACCATTAAATGATGAGGCTCTGCCGGTATATTCATAAACTGATAGGTATGGTTCAACGCTCTTCATAACTTGCTGAGTTTCGTTCATGTTCATATACTTCTACTTTAATAGCTTTTACTCTACCATCAGTTTCTTTTGCTAAAAACTCATTAATTGTTTTATACAAATACTCTGCAAATCTTTCGCATCCTGTTGCTGGAAGTATTCGTAATTGAATAAGCCCGTTTATATGCATACCTTCAAAGAAATTAAGATATGGATCATCTTCAGCTATAATTGTAGTATGATCTAATAGGTAAGCAAAATAATCTTTAGGGGACATACCTTCGATGGTGTTTTTTGCTCGTTTCATACCGCCAAAGTCCCATACCCAATTGCGATGATCTAATTCACCTTCAAACCAAACTCGGAATGATACTGCATATCCATGTAAGAATTTACAATGAGTACCTTCTGCTCGCCATTGACGAAAACATGTAGAATACCCATCAAATAATTTTGTTGATTGAAATTTAGCCATGAGTGTAACCTTTCACAAATTGATAAAATTCTGAACGAGCATTACCATCTTCTAAAAATGCTCCTGTGAGTTTTGCTGTTTTCATTGATGCACCGCGATGCTTAACACCTCTACATGATACACAATTATGAGTTGCTTCAATCATTACAGCAACACCTTTGTTATCTGTAATAAGTTCATCAACTGCGTGTTGAATTGCAACTGTTAATTGTTCTTGAATAGCGCCACGTCTGCCGAAATGTTCTACTACTCGATTCAATTTACTTAAACCTACAACATTGCCATTCTCTGCTGGAATATAAGCAATATGAACTAAACCTTCAATAGTTTGGTGGTGATGTGAACACATACTTGTTAATGGAATACCGCCTTCAAACACAATACCATCATAACCATCACTTGGAAATGATGTGATATCTGACATTGGCTCATAACGACCTTTCCATAAATCGTTAACATATGCTTTTGCTACACGTTTAGGAGTATTATCTGAATTCGGATCTTTTTCCCAATCTACTCCTAATGCTTTAAGAAATTCACCATAATAGTAAGCTGCCATTTTAATAATATGCTGCTTCTCATCTTCAGTTAAACGAGCATCAGGTCCTTCGATAGCTTGTTTATTAGCTAATTGCGTAGAAATACCATTAGCAAAACCAGATTTTACTAATTCTAGATTTTTTCTTTGTTTATTTGTCATAACTTGTTTCTTATCTATAATATAATAAATTTATTCTTTAATTCCAAATACTATCCGTCACAACTTAAACAATCCGGGTCCATTGCTCGTGCTGCAATATCACCTCGCAAAACTGATTCGGTGCGCATATAATAAAGTGTCTTGATTCCTTGTTTCCAAGCTTCAATATGAATTTGATTAATCCATTTAGGAGAAACTTCCGATGGAAATGCTAAATTCAAACTGACTGATTGATCTACATATTGTTGACGTATGCCGGCTTGTTTAACAAGTTCCAATTGATTGATTTCTTTGAATGTTTTAAATACATCTTTTGACCAATCAATTTCTTTGTTTTGGAAAGCTGTTTCTGATATTTCATCGCGATGCATTAATTTTCCAGCTACGAAACCCCAATTATCTAATTCATCGAGGCCTTGTACCGAACCGCCATCTTCTAAAATTTTATCCCAAGTTTCTTTTGTATTAATGCTAATCTTACGAAGAGCTTTTTCTAATTCTCGATTCTTACGAATAAATGTACCTTTTGCAGTTTGTTCTGTAAATACATTTGCAGCCCATGGTTCAATTCCTGCAGAAACATTGCCTGATAATTTTGAATTTGATACTGTAGGTGCTATTGCTCTTAAGTGAGTGTTACGCATACCAGTGCCGGCACACCATAATGGTTCGCCGTATTCATTTGCCATGTCTCGGCTTGCTCTTTCAGATTCAATTTTAATTTGACTGAAGATTTTACGTGTTTCAAATTGTGCCGGCAATCCTTCGAACGCCATTCCTTTTTGTTGCAAATATGTATGCCATCCTAAAACTCCCAAACCTAAAGCACGACCCTTTTCCGCACTTCTAACAGAGTTTTCAAAGCCTCGCATATTCTTGGCCCGTTGTATAAATTCTTCTAGTACGCCATCTAAAAACCAGGTTGCTGTGTATACTAAGTCAGTATCTTTCCATTCATCATATTTTGCTAAGTTTAATGATGATAGACAACATACAAATGAATGTGATTCGTCAGTATGCAAAGTAATTTCAGAGCAAATATTTGTCATGAATACTTTTAATCCATTTGTTTTATATGCATCTGGATTCTGTTTATTTACGTTGCCTTTAAACATGATATAAGGTTCGCCAGTTGCTTTACGCTTTTGAAGTACTTTACCCCATTTTCTACGTGCTTCAGGTTCGCCTTCTTCTAATTTACGCATAAATTTGTCTGATACAACCACACATTGGTGCATATTCAAACATTGACGATTCACATCGCCTTTTGGTTCACGTATTTCCAACCAATCTTCGAAGTCTGGATGATCTATATTTAAGTTAACTGATGCGGCTCCTCTACGTACTGATCCTTGATTTGTTGCTAAAATAGTAGAATCATAAATTTTTGCAAATGGAACTACTCCATCTGATGTACCATTTTGTGAAATTTTGCTACCTGCAGGACGAATCATGTTCATTCCGATGCCTACCCCTCCGCCATGTTTAGCAAGAAGCATCATCTCTAAATTTTTACCGCCGATATCTTGAATTGAATCTGCAACATCGATACCAAAACATGAAATTGGTAAACCTCGATCTGTGCCTGTATTTGAAAGAACTGGCGTTGCTAGATTTAACCAACCTCTCCATATATAATCAAAAAACTTAGATGCTAATTGCGGTTTATCTAAACGGCGCGCTACTGCGGTTGCAACACGCCAATATGCATCTTTTGGCTTTTCGCCAGCTAACAAATATCCTTTTGAAATTGTTTTTACGTATATTTCGGTGTTACCCCATTCTGGAAAATCAACTCCTAGTTCCCAACCCAATTCTTCTGCGTAATTTTTCATTGTTTTTTCTTTTCTTGTTACCATAAATCTGACCAATCTTCACCTTCGTTTGCTTTGCTATAATCTGTTGGACGTACTGCAAAGAAATCAGTGTGGGTATGTCCGCCCGTTAGATGATAAAACCAATCTAACTGTTCCGCTGATTTTACATTAAATGAAAAAGTAGATTCATATCCAAGTTCTGTTAATTTTTCATTTGCTCGCTTACGAATAAAATTCTTTAAATCAGTCTTTTTAAGATTTTCTAAATCTCCTTGTTCAAACATTTTGTCAATAAATTGTTCTTCCATTTGAACCATATATTCAGCTGCTTGTTCAACTGCTAAGCGAACTGCGTCTTTTAGTTCTGGGTATTCTTCGCACATATGACGAAATAATTGACAACCCATTTTTGAGTGAAGTGATTCATCACGTACTGACCATTTCATTTGTTGGCCAATACCCTTTAACATGTTGCGCATTTGAAAAGAATATAACACAGCAAATGACGAATAAAGTGATACTCCTTCAGCAAACGCAGAAAAAATTGCTAATGAACGAGCTACTTCTTGTCGAGCTATAGGATTTGATGCTAAATCTTTATGAGTCCAATCTGCAGATGTTGAAGTTAAAAATTCAAACTTTTCAGCAATTGCTGGTTCATGAAGAAATGCTTCAAAATTTTCTAATCCTAATGTTTCATTAAGATATGAATATGCGGTTGCATGAATTGTTTCTTGCGACCCAAACATCATTGCCATTTGCTTAATCTCATGTTTCGGAAACCATTTAGTTACCATGGTAGTCCAATAATCAGATACAGCACATTCTGTTTGAGCAAAACCCAACAAAATATTACCAACCAAATTCTTTTCATGTGTTGCTAAATTTTCATTCCAATCTTTAATATCGCCTTGCATTGGAATTTCCGTATGCAACCAAAATGCTTGTGCTTGTTTTAACCATCCTTCATTGTAATAAACAGGATATTCAAATGGTTTAAACGGAATTCGATCTTCAAATAGTTTTGGCATCGTGTCCTTTAAATATGTTAATAACTTAATTTTTTTAGATGAAAAAAGGAAGGCCGGACACCTTCCCTATTCATTTTATATAAATATACTTTTATCCAAATTGTCCACCGAGATCTTTGAACTTTTGAGCTAAATTTTTCTTCATCATGTTTTCGCCAGTCTTCATGATTTGTGTGGTCTGTTTTCCTTGAGTTGTTTGCGGTTCAAAGAATTCAAATTGACCATTATTTGTATTGATCTTACTTGGTAACGTAATACCATCTGGGCCAAATCGATTCTTAATAACATGACCTCTACCAGTGCCTGACATCTTATCTTCTACTTTACGAGACAATGACATCAAGAAGTCAGCAACCATTACTTTCCCATATGACGATGCAATCTTATCTGCTTCAATAATATCTTCTTCTAAGGCGCTTCTTCCTGCTTGTGATGCAGTCCATACTGGAATTTTATACTCGCCCGCCATTCCGCGCAACTCTTCGTACAAGTCCTCTAAGGCTTCGTGTTTGTCCTTTTTAGTATTTACTTTGAGCAAGTCACCATAATCTACTACAATTAAATCAGGCGTTTTGCCTTGCATTATGGTTTTTTCAATATGAGCTTTCAATGCCATTACTCCAACTGACTTTGTTGGATAATATTTAACAATCAATGATCCAGATAAAGTTTTCATTTTTTCTTCAACTGTATCTTGATGATGTTTTAATGTCTGTGCATTAATACCAGTTAATACAGAATCATATCGTTGACCTACATAATTTTCATTAAGCTCTAATGTATAATGTATAACTGTCTTGCCTGCTCTGACCGCATTTGCACCAATGTTAATAAGCATCCATGATTTACCAATACCTGCAGGTGCCATTACTACTCCTAATTCGCCCGGAGCCAATCCTCCATCCATTAAGTCATCAATAACATCCCATCCGGTGGTAATTGTATGTCGAGCTGCTTCATTGTAACGAGATGCTACATCATTAATATAATCTAAACCAATATTAGTGTCAGCGCCAGCTTTCATGGCACTATCCATTTTGCTTTTTATTTCATCATAATTACCCATTTTTAATAGGTTAACAGAATCCATAATAGCTCGCTTAATTTCTTGATTCTTACAAAACTTAAGAATTTCATCTTTTACAAATGATAAATCATCTGACTCCATGTATCGAAACACTTCTTTGAGTTGTTCCAATACTGCAGTTTTTAGAATATCATTTTCAATTTCGGTAACTTTTACTTTAAGTACATCTTTCGATGGCGGTGCTTTATATTGTCGAAAATGTTCTAATATCACATCGAGCAACCAACTATTCGAATCCGATTCAAAATAATCAGGCTGAATAATATCTGCAATTTGTTGTAAAAATATTCTATCCGTAAACATTGCGGATAATACCTTTACTTGGAAGCCATACCCATATTCACTTAGTTTGTCAGTCATATATTATTTATATAAGGAAAAAATGCTTGGAACCAAATATTATTTGTGTGTTTGTTTTGCAAATGCATTTAAAGACAACCAGGTGTTGTTTAACCAATCTGGTAAATTTTTCATTATGGCCCACATCTTATCTTCATAGAACAATCGTTGAAATTCTGAACGATTTAATTCTGATATAGGCTGTTCCATGATGCCTCGAATTTTGCTAGCTGTTTGAGCTGGAATATCTAATAATTTGATATTCATTAGTTGATAGTTTTGTTCAATGATTCTTGCATTATCTAAAATCTTTTGATATGATTTAGATTCTTTAAGATTGTTTCGACTTTTATCTAATAACTCATCAACTGAATATTCTGCAGGCTGTGCTAATTCCGGAATTAATTTTAATATGGTCTTTGGACCAATACCATTTACCCCAGGAATATTATCAGATGCATCTCCCGTAAATGATCTATAAATAACCATATTGTTCGGATGCACTCCAAATTCTTCTTGTACTGCTTCTACATCATACATTTTCTTTTTGATAGGAGACCAAACTTGTATGCGATCATCTACCAATTGGTAGAAATCTCTATCCGTAGAAACAACGGTAATCTTTTTGCAAGTATCTTCATACATTTGTGCAATATACGCAATTGCGTCATCTGCTTCAATGCCGTCTATGGCCATGAATGTTACTGGCAAGTTATCTAAATAAGAAACTAAACGACTAAATTGATGTCGCATCGATTCTTGTTCATCTTCAATAGTTGAATCATGATGATCGTGTCTACGAAGCTTTGTTTTATTAGCTCGATTTGCTTTGTAATCACCATAAATTTTTTTGCGTTTAGCAGATCCACCTCTGCCATCAAACACAATAACACAACGTGTAGGTTTAAAGTCTCGTACCGTTTTACCCACTGAATATAAAAATCCAGTAATGCCGCCGATATGATCACCATCTTCATTATAAGCAGGTGTTGCTCCAAAACTTCTAATAAAGGTATTGAGTCCGTCAAATACCATGAGATGATCATTAACATCTAACGGACTCGAATTCCTTTCTTGTTGTAACTGTTTGAATAATTGTTGATACTTATTCATTATCCTTCTTCATCAATGAATTCGTCTGTGATTATTACATCATCAATACCACCATCAATTCCAGCTTGATATTTGAATATGTAAGCGTCGCAAATTCTTCTATATAACCTATCTTTTGCTTCCGGATTATTAATAACCTTTTCAACAAAATCTTTACTTTGGAATTTCATTTCACCAAACGTTTCACCTGTTTCGTGATCAACATCTTCTAATGTGTACCACGCACCTGATTGTTTGACTAGATCAAAATTCTTCATAATTGATAACCAACCGCCGAAATTATCAATACCACTATCATAGTAAATTTCATAATCTACTTTACGATGTGGCGGGCCCATACGGTTCTTAACTACCTGCACATTTGTTTTGCTTCCCACAACTTGTTCTACGCCGCTAACTTTAGCTTTGATCATACCCGTATTTTTAAGACGAAGACGAACTGATGCGTGGAATGGAATTGCCTTGCCGCCTGCAGTTGTCCATTGGTCTCCAAATGACACGCCTAATTTAGTACGTAACTGATTTGTAAAAATAAGACAAATACGCTCACGTGCAATCCAATTGGTTACTTTACGCATCGCCTTTGATAAGATGATTGACTTTGAGGTTGCATAACCATCTTTATCATATTCAGCTGACATTTCGATTTTTGTAGATGCACCCATAATTGAGTCTACTACAATTGTAACTAAACGATCTTTATCTGATTTGCGAACTCCTTCTACAATTGTTTCAATAGTTTCAAAGATTTCTTCAATTGTCTCTAATGGAACATATAGCATTGTTTTTAAATCAACACCAATAGCCGTTAGGAATTCGGAGCTAGTGGCAGATTCTGTATCAATATAAACAGCCAATCCGCCTTTCTTTTGCGTTTCTGCTAAAGTGTGTGCTGCTAATAATGATTTACCTGATGCTTCTAATCCTGTAATTTCAGTGATCCGGCCTACGGGAAATCCGCCATATGGTCGGTTTGAAATTGCTAAATCTAACATTGAACACCCGGATGAAACCCATTCGGACACATTACTTGGAGAATCTTCATCGCCATCTAGAAAGAATGCAGTTTTAAGATTTTGACCTTTAAACTGCTTATTGATACTTTCAGCTAATGTATTTGCTAGAGTGTCTGTCAATTCCAGTTTACTTTTACCTTTTGCCATTTTTATGACTCCTTCTTAATTAAAAAGATCATTAAATGCATCAGCAACATTGTCTACTTTAGTAGCTGCTGGCTTTGATGCAGGTGCAGATGCAGGTGCAGATGCTGGCTCTGATTCTTCAACATCAGAATCTGCATTTTCTGGATTCATCCATTCTGCTAATGCTTTTTCTAATTCATCATAAGTTGGCTCAGGAAATAAATCGGTGATTTCAGGTTGATTCATGATTTTTTGTGCAATCTCTTTATCTTCAGTTGCTGGCTGAGTATTAGGTTTAACTCGGATTGCTGTTTTCGGATATGCTCCAGCTCCTTCTGCAGGTGTAAATTCTACATCAATATCTCGACCATTCATTAAGTCTGTGATATCGCCATAGTCTGCATCAGAAATAATTGATAACAATTCAGTGTAAATTGTTTTACCAAAACCCCAAAACTTTACGCCTTCAGATTCTTTGCCACGAACGATTACGGGAACATAAGTACGCATCTTGGGTTCAATTTTACGACCCATTAGCCAATCTTCTTTATCGCCAGTCTTTTTAAGTTTGTCTGCAAATTCTACAATTGGATCTGCATTACCAAATGTAATTGGAGATAACATTGATTTTTTACTAATGTCATAGTGGAAGTACAATTCTAGGAAAGGATTGTCTTTGCGATGCACGTAAGGAACGATTCGAACTCGTGTCTTGCCTGCCTCAGGCTTCCATACGTTGTTTTTCTTGTCATCGGTTTTGTTTAATTGATTAAGTTTCGCTTTGATAGCGTCAAGGTTAAGTGCCATAAGTGCTCCTTTAGTTAATTAAGTTAATAAAATATAAAAATATAATTACAATATAAGTAATTAATTGGTTAATTCAAAGTAATTTGTTAAGTTTTTTGTTTTTATTTTAAATTCATGTTATAATATTGTTTCATAATTCTTTTAATATAAAAAGGATTGACTTTAGAATCCGTATCCATCATAATTGCATATGCAACACCAGCTGCTGAAAATGTCTGGGGTGAGTCTTCTAAATAACTTTTATATATGTATTCTGCAAATCGTTTATCAGATTCTTCGTTTTCTGCAAGTAAGTTTTTTAATCTAATCATTACAATCCTTTTACTTTAATAAATATTAATTACTTTAATTTAATTAAGATTTATACCATAATCCTTCTTCATCAACATCTTGTCTTGTAATTCATAGCCTCGATCAATAACAGCATTTAAAATTTCTTGATATTTGTTATCTTCATCATCAATTAATTTACCATTAATATAAATCAGTGTTAGTCCGTCAACAGTTTCTAATTCAAATGGTTTGCCATCATAAGTACCAATAACCTTTCGATCGAGTTTACCTTTAAAATATCCTTTATCTTTTAAAGAAGTATCCATGTATTTTGTACGCACAGTTCCGTTATCTATTGTGATATTTGGCATAGTGCCGCCTTGTAGTGCTAATGCGGTTATGTTAGGTGGTAAATCAGCATTATCAGAAGTCCAAATATTTTTAAGTTTTCCACCTGTATATTTTGATAATATTTTTACTAACGTATTATGAATTTTGTCTTTGATTTTATTTCTATCAAATGGGTCTTCCGGGAGGTTCCAATTACTATTATCGAAATATGCTACAGTATTTACGCCAGCTAGATGTGCACTTGTAACTAATTTTCCTTTTAATTTATCTGGACTATCAGTTCCCATAAATCCGTATTTTTTTAATTCCGGATCACTCATAGCAGTTAAGTTTGGCTTTTGAGATGAATTTTCTGTGCCGTCTGGATATCCGTTATTATTTTGGTCAGAATCTTCATTTAGATTTTTAGTTTTAAACCGGCGCATATTCTCTGCTAAGATATTTTCTAATTTTTTCATATCAATTCCAAGTAAATTTCTTAAAGAACG